ACTCCTTCTTTTATTCATGGCTGTTTATATCAATGTGGCTATTGCTATATGCGTAGAAATAAACCTACAGGTATATCAATAGCTACTAATGTTGATGAGATATTAGAAGTTGTAAATGAACATGCAAATACTACTCACATTGATAAACCAAATCAAACACATCCTGAGTTTATAAGCTATGATATTTCATGTAATGAAGATTTTGCACTACATTTAAAGTACCATGAATGGGAAAAGATATTTGATTTCTTTGTTCAGCATCCTAAAGCAATGGGTACATTTGCAACTAAATATGTAAATGATAGATTACTTTATTACAATCCTGATAAAAAGATTAGAATTAGATTTTCATTAATGCCACAAGAATATTCAGATATACTTGAACCTAACACATCATTAATTTCAGAAAGAATTGAAGCTATAAATGATTTTTACTATGCAGGTTATGATGTTCATATTAATTTTAGTCCTATCATTATTATACCTGGTGCTAAAAAATTATATGAAGATTTGTTTAAAAAAATTGATTATCTTGTTGATGATAAAATAAAAAATGACGTACTTTGTGAGTGTATTATGCTAACACACAATGATAAAATGCATCAATACAACTTAGAACATTCTCCTGAAGTAGAAGATATATTATGGTGTCCTGATAGACAAGAATCTAAAATATCATCTTATGGTTCTAAAAACTTAAGATATAAATTGAATCTAAAAAGTCAGTACATTAAAGATTTTATTAAACTTCATGATGAAATATTACCTTGGAATCGCATTCGTTACATTTTTTAATTTTTAAAAACTTTTTATGAAACATTCACTTCATTCCTCTTTTTATCCACACATTGATGCAAAAGATTTTTCTAAGGTTACAAGTAAACTTCGTGCTTTTTTTCAAAGTAAAGGTTTTTTAGAAGTTCACACTCAAAACAGACTTAGTATTTTAGCAGCTTGTGAAGACCCATTTAATATCAGTACATTTACTTATGCAGGTAAGATATGGCCACTTCCACAAACAGGGCAAATGTGGTTAGAACATGAACTTCTAACTCAACCTGATGTTCCTGGTTTCTTTTGTTTAAGTACATCATACAGAAATGAAAAGAATCCTATTGAAGGTAGACATTGTATGATATTCCCAATGTTTGAGTTTGAATTTGCTGGAGATATGAATGAGTTAATGCAGTTAGAAATTGAACTCATTACTTATTTAGGATTTAAAGAGTATGCAGTAAGAGAGTATGAAGAAGTTTGTAATGTAGAAGGTGTTAGTATTATTGGGAATGAAATAGAAACTAAGTTGTGGCAAGATGTATCTGATGCAGTATTACTTAGACACTTCCCAGAAAGAACTAATCCTTTCTGGAATATGAAAAGAAATGAAGAAGGATTATCTAAAAAAATAGATGTAATTTTGTGTGGTCAGGAAACTATTGGAAGTGCAGAAAGAAGTTGTGATGCTCAACAAATGAAAGAAACTTTTTATACTATTGAAGGTGGTAAATATGCTGAAAAGTTATTTGATTTGTTTAGCTACAATAGAGTAATGGATGAATTGAATGAATTTTTATCTTATAATTTTATCCCAAGAGTAGGTGCTGGTGTAGGTATTACAAGATTAATTAGAGCAATGAAAATTATTGGTGCATTATGATTTACACTAAACAGTTTAAAGATTTTTTATTTATCTTAGGTGAAAAATCTGTTGATGTATTTGATTATTTTAAAGTAGATGAACTACATGGTTTAACTAAAAAAGATGCTTTAAAACATAAAGAAAATAGTCAACAAGCATATATCTATGGATTATCTAATTATATTCCTAAGAAATCTGGGAATTATAAATTTGGTGATCCAGGATTTGTATTTATCAATTCTACAAGATTAGATGGTACATATAAAGACCATACAGGTATAATGCATGAAGCTGTTCATATATCATTACTCAATAATAATTGGGATATAAATAATAAAGAAGAAGAAATAGTTAGTGCTGCTGAGATTTATGCTAATGACATAATAAAGTTTATTATGACTATTAAAAATGAATCTTGGTTTGGTAATTTGTAAGTTTTGGTTTTTTAGGTCAAGTAACAAGTTCTTGCCCCCTATGCAACTCAGGTAGGTCTTAAATGTTGCATAGGGATTTTTATTTTAACTAAAATAGAATAATATGAAAAACACAGTAGAGTTAATTGGATTTTATGGTTCTGATGAAATAATAGCTTGTTCAGCCTGGACATCTACATCAAGAGAATTAACAGAAGATAAGAAACAACGTATTCCAAAGTTAATAAATATGCTTTGGTCAGAAGGTCATGAAACACCATTTGAAAAAGGTACAGTTCACTTTCTTGTAAATTGTGATATTGCATCACATATACATTTATTAAAGCATAGAATATCAAGTCTTAATGCAGAAAGTGCAAGATATAAAGAACTGAGAGAGAATAAATATTATATACCTGAAGATTGGAATGGTATATTGTGTACTGAAAATGTTTATCCTGAAATATTACCTTATAATGAAACTGAAATTCCTTTTGCTGAAAGAGGAGAATCTGAATGGTTATTTGTTTTAATAAATTACACACATTTAGGTAATCAATTATATCATCAATGCCTTGAAGATTTAACACCAATATTAGGTAGAAAAAGAGCTAAAGAAAGTGCAAGATTCTTTAAAACTTACAATTCTCAGATACAAGCTGATATAATGTTCAACATGAGAAGCTTTGCTAACTTTCTTAAACTGCGTAATTCAGAACATGCACAAGTTGAAATTAGAGAAATAGCACAACAGATGTTAGAAGCAGTAAAAAATATAGAAGGAAATCCATTTGAACACACATTAAAAGCTTGGGGATATGGACATAGTTGATGCTTTAAGTAAAATTAAAAAACTTGAAAGAGAAATTGAAGCTCTAAAGAAAGAAGTTAAGAAATATAAAGATGAAGTTAAAATGCATAAACAAATAGAAGAAAGATATTTAGATGAATTTGAAAAACTTTCTAAACTACTTGCTAAATATTTACCTTTTGAAGATTACGATGAGGTTATTATTCACCAAAATTAAAAATTATGAAATGGTTAGTTTTTATTATACTTATATTATCAACTACACCAAGTTACTATGTAGAAGTAAAGAAAGAAGTTAAATGTACTGAACCTGTTACTAAAATTGATACTTTTCAAAATTGGAATATTAATAGTAAACCACAAACTGAATGGACTGATGTAGATTGGTTAGCTAAAATGATGATGTCTGAAGTATATGATAGTGTAGAAATTGAAGCAATATATCTTGTTGGTATAACAGCTAAGAATCATAGTATTATAGATAAGACTACAATTACTAAAGCTATTCTTAGACCAGGTTCATTTTCAGGAGTTAATCTTCCCTCCTATATTTGGTGGAAAGCTGAGCCTACTGAAATGCATAAAAGGTTAGCACTCAAAATAATAGCAGAAGATGTACCTAAAGAATTGTCTAACATATTTGCTTTTTGTAATCTTAAATTACTATCTCCTCAAACTAAAGCTTGGTTTTTATCATTTAAAGTTTATAAAAATATAAAGGATGTTACCTTTTTTGTTAATGAAAAAGTGTAATTTTGTTTTAAATAAAAGAATATTATGGAAATAAAGATTAAAACAAAACATGAAAATGTTGTAATACCAGAATATGCAACTGAAGGAGCAGCAGGATTTGATTTTGTAGCTGATTCATTTATACAACTTTATAATAAACAAACTCCAATATCATTTGATGAAAAGTTAAAGTACTCTATCCAAAAAGGATATTTAGTACTTAGACCTAATGAAAGATTACTTGTAGGTACAGGACTATTTATGGAAATACCTCAAGAATATGAGTTGCAAATTAGAGATAGAAGTGGATTGTCATTAAAGAAAGGCATTAAAGTATTCAATGCACCAGGAACTATTGATTCTGATTACAGAGGTGAGGTAGGTATTATACTTGCTAATCTTAGTGACAGCTTAGTTAAAATACAACTTGGTGAAAGAATTGCTCAAGGTATTATTGCAAAAGTAGAAAAAGCTATTTTTACTAACAGTACATTATCAGAAACTAAAAGAGCTGATGGTGGATTTGGAAGTACAGGAATTATATAAAGTTGCTCATTCGCTTTATTTTTTGAAAGGAGAAGGGTGTAGAAATACACCCTTTTTTAAATCTCATAATTATGCTAAACATTAAAATTCCAATTTGGGTATTACTTATTGTTGCATTAATAGCATTAATGTCAACTTGTCAACAAGAAAGAAAAGCAAGTTTTTCAAAACAACAATGGAATTTATACAAAACATTGTTAGAAGATACACTTATACAATACAGAGATAAGAATGGTACATTATCAAGTAAAGTCAGAGTATTAGAAGTTCTTAATAAAAATCAAATATTAGAACTCAATACTAATAAACAAACTTTGATAAGGCTCCAGGATGAATTAAAAGTACAACAGGGTAGAGTAACAAATTCTGTGGGATTCTCAGGCCAAACGAAATTTGATACAATTATAAAAACCGAAATAAAATATGTCTATGATACTATCTTTCAAGATGGTGACACTATACTGATTCCTCTTAAAAAATATGCTGTACACCATAATGATAGATGGGTAAATGTAAATTTTGACTCTGATAGTTCTAACACTAAAATAAGTATTCAAGTAGAAAATGAATACACAGTTAGTCTTGTAAAGAAAAAAAAGAAGTATGAAGCAATAGTGAAAAATTATAATCCTTACTCTTCAGTTTCAGAAATTAGTGCAGTATCTTTGCAAGGTCTACCAAGACCTAAAAAGTTTGGATTAGGTGTACATTTAGGATATGGTATAAATTCTTCTTTTAGAATAGCACCATATATAGGTATAGGTCTTTCATATAATGTAATTCGTTTTTAGTTTTCATACGTTAGTTTTTGGTTTTAGTAAGTGATTAAAAAGTGAAAAGGTTTCCTTAGTTGGAAACCTTTTTTTTTACCGCTATCATTTTTTACTATCAGGATCTTTAATATCTTTAAGTAAAGGAAATCTTTTATTTAGAATTTTAGTAATTTCCTTATCTGTTAATGTTTCACCATCTAATAATTATTCTTAAAGTTCTGCTCTTAATTTTGCTATTTTACCTTCAATCAATCTATTAGCTTTTTTAGTATCATCAAAATACCAATCATCATAATGTGTTTTTTCAAATTGTCTTTCCATTTGAGATGCAAATCCAAAATAAGAATCTCTTACTGCTGATGGTAATGTTACTTTATAAAATGCATTTGCTACTTTTGAATCACCTTTATTAATACCATCTATAATAGTATCATTACCTTCTGACCATTCTTGAATTGCAGATGCTAACTTTGTACAATTATTAAAAAATCTAATAAACCCTTGTTCACCTACTAATTGAGTATATATATCAGGAGTAGCATACATATTAGAAGATGATAATACTTGCTGCATTCTATTTATAATTAAGTTATGTGCAATTCTTTCAGGTGAATTTTCTTCATCGTCATCATCCCAAAACATTGCTTTACCTATAAGAGCTAATCCAATCCAAGCAATTTGTAATGACATTTCAGTTACTAATGCTTTCATGTTTTTTACATCTCTTTCAGTAAATTTACCTTCTCCAAGTTTTCCTTCTTTTATAAGTTTTTCATAACCTACAAATTCATTCATTACTTGTTTACCTGTAAAAGTACTACCTATAAAGTTTACAGGCATACCTATCATTTTTCTTGCTATTGCTTTTCCAAGAAATGCATATTCTTTTAAATCATTTAAATTACTTGTTACTCCTGTTTTTTTACCTACAAGATGTCCAATTCCATATCCTGCAATAGCACCTATTACTGGACCACCAAATCCCCAACCAACTATACCACCCATTATACTTAATGATGCACGAGTATGTGACCTGTATCTACCTTTATAACCCTTAACTCCTAATTCTGCATCATCTCTCTCTGATGCAAATCTTGTATAAAGTTGAGAACCTACCCAAGTTTTAAACATCATTAATGCTTTACCCATAGTACTTGATTTAGCATACATACCTCTAAGGTTATCATAACCCATACCATGTGCCATACCAATAGCTTGAGATGTTTTAGTTTTAAATGAAGTAAACATTTCTCCTTCTCCTAATTCCCATGCTTTAATGTTTTCTTCAGTTCTAAACTCAGGTAATAATTTACCATTCATATCTAATGCATCCCAAACATTAGATTTTTGATTATTATCACCTGTAATTTCAGTACTCAACATTACTGAAATCATAAGAGGAGTTTGGTTAAGATATTCTGTTCTTTTATTTAATTCCATTGGACTAAATTTGTCCAAAACATCTAAAGAAGTTTTTACTGATGCTTTTTGTAACTCATTAGTTGAATCTTGTAAGATATTATATCTGTCAACTAATGTTCTAAGTTTTCTTGAACCTTGAGTACTTAACTTAGTATTACCTGTTACACTTTTAAACAATGAACCTTTTACGATATTTAATGCTCTATAATAATGATGTGATTCAAAGTGGTCACCAGTTGCTGCAATAATCATATTAGCAATTTGACCTTCCATATAGTTAGTAATACTTGAAGATACATTATAACCTAATCCTAAAAATCTAATATAGTTAAGTAAGTTTTCAAATGCAGCACTAAAAGATACTTGCTTACCTAATTTAGCTTTAATTTCCAACAATCTATCAATTTGATTTTGGTCAGTAGTTTTATTAATTAAGTCATTTAATTCTTTATTAAGTTGTTTATCTTTTTGAGATAAAATTCTTCCTGTAATAAGCCTACTTATTTTTTCCTTTGTGTCTTTAGGATCTACATTTTGTAGGTCAAGTACACCAAATGCTTTTACACTTGTATCACCAAGTATAACTCTGGTAAACCAATCTTCCATTTGAGTATTAGCTCTTGTTCTTAACCCATCAGTTTGTTGGTTTTGTGAAAATATATTAGTTATACCTACTCCTTGTCTATTAGTTTTTGGTTTTAAGATTTGAGTGTAATGATTTTTCATCATTTCCATATATGGTAACAACTCTTGTCTTGCTGTATATTCAGCAGCCATCATATTATAATACCTGATTAGTTTAGGTAAATCTGTAGAAGCATCCTGTACTAAATCAGCAGCTACTGAATTTTCTAATATTTTACCTAATGGAACTCTTTCACCATATTTAGCTTTTATTGCTTCATAAGTTGGAGCAACATTAGTTTTTTTACTAATAAGTGTAAGAACACTTTGAGGTAATTTATATATATCAAGAGTACCATTTTTCTTAACTTTAAGTTTAGAACCTGCAGCTTTCATTAAATTATTAGCTTTAGCAAGTTCTATAGTTAACAAAGTATCTATTTTTGATTTATTATTATTTAAAAATTCAGCATTAATTGTTGGCTCTGCTTTACCAGTAATAACATCTTCATTTTCAAATGATATATTTCCTTGAGGATTTATACCAAATCCACCTCTAATTCTATCATAGAAATCTACTAATGCATTATATAGTTTTTTATAAAGAGATATATTAGGGTCAGCTAAAATCTCTCTAAATGTTTTTTGTACTGTTGGTAATGAATTTACAAATAATTGTTCTTGTATTTCAGTAGGAAATGAATTTAAAATAGTACTCATTTGTTCTTGTACTATTTTGTAGTATTCATACAAGTCATTATTACTTTCAATTTGTTGAAATTGCTTATCATAATAACCAGTAGAAGCTTGACTATTTGTTACTTCATATCTACCTGATTCATTTTGTGATACTGATTGTGCTTTATATCTTCTTGGAACACTAATGTTGTATTCCATACTTGTATTAATAAATTTATTTCCTACTTGTATAGGGCCATAATAAAAATAATCAGCACCTGCAAATGGACTTTTTACAGCTTCATTAAATAATAAATCTGCTTTAGCATCTTCATTTAATTCTTCAAATGTTTCTACTCCATTCTCTTCAAACACCATTTCTCTGTTAGACTCTTTCCATATAAAGTATTTTTTAATTTGTCTAATCTGTTTATCTACTTCTTCTTTGTATGCTTGTTCAGAACCTAAGTTATCTATAAGTTCTTTTCTGTGAGCATCATCTACTTCATCAAAATAAGTATCAGCTAAATCAGGAAATGCTTCTCTAACTTCTCTAAGTCTTCTTACATCAAATACTAT